CCCCCCTACTCGCCCGTGCTACTGCCGCCAGCTCCGTTGCCACCGCCCGCATCGCACGTGCCAGTGCCACCAGTGCCAGTGCCACCACTTGCACCTGTGCCACCTGTGCCAGTGCCACCAGTGCCAGTGCCACCAGTGCCACCTGTGCCACCTGTGCCGCTTTGTGTCTCGCATGTTTCGGGTGATGGGGAATAAACTGCCCGGCAATAGCTAATTTGAGTAGCTGTAGCTATATAGCATCCTGATTCGTCACCTGCATCAAGGGCGTTTTGTAATAGTGCCATCGTTAATGTTGGGTGCATGTTGAATTTGCAAGAATCATTACAAATTGAAGCTGGGGCAGGCGTAGGCGGTGTTGAATTCGGTGTAATTTGATATTGGTGAATTATTGTGCTGACGCCTTCTGTTTCACAAAGGCAAGAAAAATTACCAACTACAGTTTGTACGGCAACAATCTCACCATTTGGATTAACGAGGTCAGAAATACATTGGTTGTCGAGTACTTTTAAGTTAGGGTATGAGTAGCCACTATTAATCTGTCCACGCGCTATCATTGCACCACACAGTTGAAGGCCAGAACTATATGTGCCAGCTAATCCAACAGATGTGCATACTTTTGCAGCATTGGCGTTAGCTGAAAATAATCCAGCCAGCACCAAGCAGAGCAATGAGTAGATAAATTCCGAGATTGTCCATTTTTCCACCTTGATTCCCTTGTAAATATGCAAGCCATACCGCCCATTTGGTAGACGGTACAGGCTGCGCAATTACATTGCTCGTGCGACCCACTTGAATGCTTTGATTGCGACATAAACAAGCAAGACGCCAGAACCAATCAAACCGATTGGGGCGAGCGTTCCTGAGATTTCAGTAACAACCTCAGTTACATCAATCGCAGCATGAGCTTGTGAAGTCAATGCCAAAGCAGCCACGGCTGCACTTACACGGGTCAAGTTTTTGAACATAATAGTTCTCCTAAAAACGCGCCTGAAAAACGGCAGGCAGCTAACCGTATTTTTATTCGGGGTCTCCAGAGTTCAACGCTTTGATTAATACCTTGATGCTGAATGCTGCAGCCCAAACGAGCAGGACTGCACCAGAAATTAGTGATGCCTCAGTCAATGAAAGATTCCAAGGAATGGCACCACCAAGGGCTTGCACTTCCGAATAAGTTAAATAAACAATGCTGTCCGCTTGACAGGGTTCTACTGGTTCGCTGGTATTTGGGTTGAGACAAATCATTACATTAACCTTGAATATGCGCCATCGTGCAACCTTGGGTGAAGTTCTCTAAGCTTTTGCAAGAAAAGGCTTCCGTGCAGGAATGACACTTTGTAAGCGGGTGGGAGAACTTCGCCTGTACTTTGCACCACAAAACCGCATTTTTTACGGGAAACTTGACCAACACCGTATTGGTTTTTAACCCATTCGGGAAGGTTGTACCAAGCAGAAACGCTTCGAGCAGTTTGGGTAAGTCCGCCGATTCCATATAGTCGTAGTCCTTTTGGGAATATTGTTAATTCGCCGAGCTTGGAGAGGTACTTCATTAAGTAGCCGACGCCAGCCGTCGATTTTTGTGTATTGGTCATACCATGGCGCCAGAATGCTTCGCGGTGAATGGTTGCTCTGTCCCATTGCGGCATAGTGATGCCATGGGGAAGCCAACAAAGCATGTGGTAGTGAACGGCGCCTCGTTTTTGTAGTTCAGCTACCCATGTATAGCGGCATTGAATACCTGCGTTTTTGCACCATCGACGATAACGATTAACAGCCGTTTTTATGTGTTCAGGTTGCCAGTCGTTGACACCTACATAGGTGAGAGTTACAAACCAGCACACAGGCGGTCGATATCCATTGTCAGCAATACCATGAAGATGACCAGAAGCCCAAACCGAACGGCGTAATCTTTTGATTCGACGCAGCGCGCAATCAGGTTTTGATAGATTAATAGAAACATCGGGGTTTACCGTTGTTTTAGATGAGACAAGCCCCGCCATGCTTGGGCTAGAAGCGGCGGCAAAGCCGCTCGCTTTACGCTCAATCATGGCGCTGCCGTTCATAGTGAATATCCCTCTTGATGGTTTGCACCTGTTTGCATTACATCAAAACCGATAGCATCAAGCTCAATTACGCCGTGTCTATAGGCTGTAATTTCGATTGTTTGCAGTTTTGGATTAGCCACAAAGATAGCGGCGGTATAGGCATTCAAAGCCTGTTTTAGCGCTTCTCTGCGGTACTCTTGGGCAAAGTCAAAGACTTGCATGATTGCTTTACTTTGTAATTGCTGTCAAATAGACATTGGCAATTTCAATGCCACCTTTGCGACCGACAACGAAGCTCGCATCATGCAATTCGTACACGCCACGGGCAAATGGCTTTTGGTCTTTACCCAAAATGAATTCGAACTTTTCGGGAAAGTCGTTTGGTTTGCCGTCAGTGCCGACAGTGTGCAAATAGGCTGTTTGAAAATTCATGTCGTAAGGCTTGTTGCTTTCTTTGCCTACGCCTTTCATGTTGCGTACTGTGTCTGATGTGATTGTGATTTTTGCCATTGTGGTTCCCCTGATTGATTAGCTCTAACGCAAGTTACGGCGTATCGAAACGAGCCAGATTGATGAAGCGACCAAGGCGACCAGAAGAACCGATGCGAATAAAGGCTTAGAAGCCAACAGCGCGGCGATATTGCTTAAAAGCAGCTCATGGTTCATAATGTGTTACCTTGGTCATTACGTAATCAATTTTGATTACAGGCGAATAGTAACCAAATTTATTTACGTTTGGAGAAAATATGGATAGCTCTATAGCATTATTGCTAGACAAGGCAAAATGTGTTACAGGCAGCGATTACGCTACTGCAGCAACACTCAAAATACCGAGGCAAGTTGTTAGCAATTGGCGTAACGGTTCAAGGGTATGCAGCCCGACAGACATTGCATTAGTAGCAGATTTGGCAGGTCTAAAAGCAGATGAATGGCTTGTGCGCGCAGTGATTAAAAAGCATGAAGGCACTGCAAAGGGTGACATGCTATTCAAGGCATTGGGAAAAGCATTGGCAGCGACTGGCGCGGTGATAGCTTCAAGTGGAGCAAGCGCACACCCGATTTTTTCGCTTGACTTCATACGATGTATATTATTGTTAAATAGAAGGCAGCTCAGCGCATAGGCATTTTAATACCGTTTATCAGGGCACGCATCAACCGTGCTTTTTTTTCGCCTGTAGTACCCGTGAGAGAGACAGTAGCGAGCAGAGACCTTAAATCGGGTTCAGTCGCGCTGCGCTACTTTAGACGCGCCTGATTCTCTTTCTGAAGAATAGAGAGGCTTGGCGTATTTGAGAAACGCTGCGTATAAGGCACGTATGGCTCATTTTTGGCTTGTTTTTGCTCTGCTACAGGTGCAGGTGCAGGTAAGGGCACGAATTGTGGAACAACTGGTTGATTTGATGATTCAGCAATGCGTGGCGGTTCTTTGTTGTCTCTTTTTCTTTCAGCCAGTTCACCGAAGTCATGGAAGATTCCATTGGCAATCACAGATTGACAAAAGTCCATTGTGGCCAAATGGTAGGTGCCTTGCTGGGTTACGCACTTGCAATTATTTTTAAGTATGACGCAGCCGACAATTTGCGGAGCAACTGTAGGCGTTGTAATCTCGTCATAGCGCGGTGCTGTGTGTGGCAAATCTGCGAAGCGCGGTTTGTAATCAGCCGGGTCAAATGATGCTTTTTGAATTTGTGCGGGTGAGGGTTTTCCAGTTGAATCTTTGACTGTCAATTTTGCAGGTGTGAGCGGCGCAGGGTTGATTTTCTTTTCAAAGTAATAATATGCACCATAAGCAGATGCTGCAATTGCAATCGGTACAAATATAAGTGCCCAGAGCTTCCATGGCATGCTGAATTTGTGTGTATGTGTCTCGGCTGATGTGTACCATCCAAAAACTTCTTTTGGGTAGCTGAAAGAGCTTCTAATGCTGTCTTTTCGGGTTTTGTCTACTGCGTCACGAACACCCTTAAATGAATGAACAACGGCACGTTTAGCGCCAAAGGGTCGCATCAAATGATTGTGGAACTCTGGGAGTTTGCGCAGATAGCTATCAACAAATGTTGGATGCTGGGTAATGAAATAAATATCGTAGCCTTTGTGGCGATGCTTGGCCAGTTCGCTGACGTACTCTGGAACTTTAGAGCCTGTAGGACGAGGCGGGAAGGCTTCCTGACATTCGTCAAAAACGATGATTGAACCAGTTGGAAGCTTGTACCAATCTTGGACGTTTTCGAGTTTAAACCATGGCAGATTTTTAATTTTGATGTTGTGATAATAGACTTCACGAATCAGGGGCGGATTGTCTGCAGGTGAGCCAGCAGCAATCCAGTTTTTTTGCGCTTCTTCGTTTTCTTGTTTGCGTCTGTTTTCAACTGTCCAAAGCGTGTACAGCGTTTTACCCGCTCCGGGTGTACCTGTGTTTAAGGTGATGGCCATTATGGCGCCTTGGTAACCATCTTGGTGAGTGAGCCGCCAGTGATACCAGCAAGGACTAAACGGGCTGTCATAGCACTAGCTATCATATTGATAGCAGTGCCGATTTGAAATACGCCCATGAACTGGACAAAGAGCGAACCATTGCCGCCGAGAGCAGAGAGAGCATCAGCCTTAAACGCTGTGACCATGAAGTCGATACCTTGGTAGGCAACGAATCCTATCCCAAGCGAGAGCATGACATTGGCAACGATAGCACCTACTGCACTGACCAAGCCACCGATTAAAGCGCTTACAAATAATGGCATTTTTAGACCCCTTTCATTACAATTTTATAACTGACAAATGCGGCTAGCAGCAGCATGATTTGACCCATGATTTCAAATATATTGCAATAGTTTGATAGTGGCAACTTTATCTCTGTTGATTTGAACACTGCAAGATTAATATCGGCAGGACATGTCGAACCAAATGGATTAGTTCTATCAAGATTGCCAACATTGGCTGTAGCAACTGGCAAACCGCCACTGCTACCTAGTGCTGAAGTGCCTGCATTGATTGAATCAATGCCAAGTTGAACTATCACATTAGTAGCTTCAGTTTTGAGCGATTGCAGCAAGCATTCAGCGCGGTTTGTAGCCTTTGCAATGGCACAAGTAACGGCGTCACCAGTGCAGGTGAAATCACCAACGCAAGCGCCGCCAAAAGTACCGCCGCAAGTTTCAACGGCTGGGTCGCATGGTTCATCAGGCGGTGGGTCAGTACCGCCTGTGCCAGTGCCACCAGTGCCAGTTCCACCTGTACCTGTACCGCCAGTGCCTGTACCACCAGTGCCAGTACCATCACCAGTGCCGCCAGTACCTGTGCCGCCAGTGCCAGTGCCATCAGTGTCTATACCACCAGTGCCAGTACCACCACCCGTATCGCCTGTGCCTGTGCCACCAGTGCCAGTGCCATCACCCGTATCGCCTGTGCCAGTGCCACCAGTGCCAGTGCCACCAGTGCCACCTGTGCCACCCGTGCCAGTGCCACCAGCGCCAGTGCCACCAGTGCCACCGGTTCC